CTAAACCTGAAGATATAGTACCATTATAAGTATTTCCTACACCAATGGTTATAGTGGTAGCAGCAACTCCAGTTACTTTTACTTTATTAAAGATCCCAGTAATATCAATTGCGTTTCCTACAGTAATTCCTGTAGTTGATGCGACAGGAATTACTGTAGATCCTATAGCAACTGTAGAAGCTACTGTTGTATTTGCTGAATTTTGATAAGAACTTGTAATACCAGTTGTTATTACATTAACAACTGGAACATTAGTAATGCCTACTCCAGATACAGAAATAAAAGAACTCGTAGTAATTCCTGAGGTTGATGCAACAGAAACTATTGTAGATCCAGCACTAACCGTTGTTGAAATAGATGTAGTATTAACAGTCACATAATATGGAGTTGCAGATGTAGTGCCTAATCCAACTATTGGAACTCTATTAATAAGTGTTGCGCCAGTATCAGTATTAGCAACACTCACATAATCACCAACTACAACATTAGTAATTGCATTAACTATGATTACAGTAGATCCTGCTGAAACCGTATTGCCAACGCCGGTTATAGATACTAAATTATAAACATTTCCTAGTGATACTGTACCAAATCCTATAATTGGTGCATCAGTAATGCCTACTCCAGATACAGAAATAAAAGAACTCGTAGTAATTCCAATAGTAGTAGTAACTCCAATAACTGTAGATCCTGCACTAACTGTTGTTGAAATGGATGTAGTTGATAAAGTTTCATAAAAATTAGCTACTGATGTTGTACCAAATCCAGTGATAGGCACATGTGTAAATATTCCAGTTACATTAAATAAATCTCCTACAACTAGAGAAGATATATTATTTAATGGAAAAATTGTTGAACCTGCGGAGACTGAGTTTGTAATAGTTCTATCAAAAGAAGCTATGACTATATTTTCTCCTGTTATATTTACTTTTTTAGCGACTAAAGTTTCTGCTTCTATTGTATTAGTGTTTCCATTTATAACTATGGTATTAGGCCCAATAGAAAGAGTATTAGTTACTCTAGCAGTTCCATTTACAATTAAATCAGTATTTCCTACTCCAATAGTTACTCCGACAGAAGTGCTTACTCCAGCAAAAATTGAATCTCCAGAAACGTTTAAGTTTGATCCTACATTGACATTATTTCCGAATGTACTAACTCCAGAAATAAAAGAATTACCAATAACTGTTAGTGGAGAACTAGCTACAGTAGATCCAATTGCAAGTCCGTCTTTATTAACGATTGTCTGTCCAGTAGCCGCAACACCTACAAGTTCATGACCGCCAACTTTTACTCCATCATGAACAACAGCAACATCTTTACTAGTATCAATTGTTAATTCACCTACGGCTCCTGTAAATACTGCATGTTCAGCTGTTGTCCCTCTTCTGAGTTGTACCTGCTTAGTCATAGTGCGACGTAACCCAAACTACTCTTTCTTCTGATATATTTATCATTAAATAAATTAGATTATTGTGACATAAACTCTTGATGGTTGGAATGGATTATTGATAATAGAAGAAGCTGCTCCAACAATAAAGATAGTGCCAATTCCATTATAATTTGTTTTACTAAAGGATTCAAATCCACCATAAAGAGTGAAAAGAGATCCCCCTTGAATATTATGAACAACGGTTGATTTTTCTTTAGACGTTCCAACAATAGATATGATTCCAGAACCATCTGGGGATGGAACAAATTTAATATCAGGATAAACAAGATTACCAGATAGAGAAATCAGTCCAGATCCACGATCTGCATAAACAATTCTTTGAGAGCCAATACCACTGAAATATTGAGTTCCAACTCCAACATAAGAATATTCAAATTCAACTCTAGTGGAAGCAGTTCCACCAATTTGTACAAGAATGGTATTTTCTGGTGGATTTGCAATTTTAGATTTGGAAGCTCCTGAGAGACTTAATATTGTCCCAAGTCCAACATAAGAATCAATCTCAACATCCTTAGATAGCTGCGAGATAGTTACAATTCCAGTTCCAACTTTAACTTTTGTTGATCTCAGATTTGTATATCCACCAGAAATAAAGATATTTCCAATTCCTACATAACTATCAAGACTTACTACCGATGTTATTGAAGATCCACTAATTGTGAATAATATTGTATCTTCTGGTGGATTTGCAACAAATTTGACAGTTGCATCATCCTCCCTATCACAAGTTACAGAAAGTGTAGAAGTAGATTTGATTATCTGACTATCAAAAGTAATGTTTGAATTATCAAAAGTAATTGACGTAGCATTAAGAAGTGGTGTATTACCAAATTGAACTGAAAAGTCCGTATCATTATCACAAGAGGTATAATCGTCATCAACTCTAAATCTAGGTACAAGACGAATCGTTCCTGTACCAATTTGTCTCAGAACTGGTCTAATTATAGCAGAACCATTGAGGACTATGGAACCCGAACCGTTATGAACAAAAGTTCTTATTGGGGTATCGGAAGATCCTGTAATAGTAATAATTCCAGAACCAATTTCTGTAGTTGGAATAAATGATTCAAATTTAGAACCACTAAACTTGAATAGTATGGTATTTGATACTGGAATAGTAATAGAGTCTAAACCTATTCCGGATAATGTAATAGTACCAGATCCGTTCCATGCACGTAAACGTCTTCTTTCAAAAGAATCACTTAAAGTGATTGTACCTAAACCAACATAAGATGATGTATATTTCTCAATAATTGGAGTAGTTTGTTCATTTAAAGTTATTTTTCCACTAGTTCCAGGATTCTTCTGGTCACCATAATATCCGTAAACTTGAATTTCTCTAGTTGATGCAATACCAGATAGTGTAACAATACCAGAACTATTATAATTTCCTTTATTAAAGGATTCTTTAAGTCCATTAGAAAGTGTTATACCACCTTTTGCCTTATATGGAAGAGTAGCTCTAGTTACAGTTAAAACAGAATCGTCATTAAGTCGGATAGTTCCAATTCCAGATCCTGGATCACCAATGAGAGCATTTCTTGGGTATATTGGAGAGTAATATCTTACACCAACATCAGAAATTACAAACAGTTGAGTATCTTCTGGAGTTTGTGCAGAGAAACTTTCTACAGCTGTTCCAGAGAGACTTATAGATCCAGAAGCCGTATAAACATCTATTTCACTTTCTCTACCGAAGTCAGAAAGTACTACAGTACCTAATCCTATATAAACATCACTTTCACTTTCTAGAGCAATTCCAGAAAGAGTTATAGTTCCAGATCCACTGTAAGAATCTGTTTCTTTAATGTTAGATGCAGATCCTGAAATTACAAACAGTTGAGTATCTTCTGGAGTTTGTGCAGAGAAACTTTCTACAGCTGTTCCAGAGAGACTTATAGATCCAGAAGCCGTATAAACATCTATTTCACTCTCTAATCCAAAATCAGATACAAAGATTGTTCCTAGGCCAATATAAACATCACTTTCACTTTCTAGAGCAATTCCAGATAGACTTAGAGATCCAGATCCACTGTAAGAATCTGTTTCTTTAATGTTAGATGCAGATCCTGAAATTACAAACAGTTGAGTATCTTCTGGAGTTTGTGCAGAGAAACTTTCTACAGCTGTTCCAGAGAGACTTATAGATCCAGAAGCCGTATAAACATCTATTTCACTCTCTAATCCAAAATCAGATACAAAGATTGTTCCTAGGCCAATATAAACATCACTTTCACTTTCTAGAGCAATTCCAGAAAGAGTTATAGTTCCAGAGCCCTTATAAGAATCTATCTCTTGTACATTACTTACATTACCACTTATAAAGATTGTTCCTGAAGTTCCTGGATTATTATCATTTCCATAATAACCATATACTGCAATTTCTCTATTAGAAGAAATACCAGAAAGAGTTATAGATCCAAATGGAATTGCAGTAATGTTTGATTGAGTTATTAAACCATAATCATCATCAATTTGTCCGCCGCCAACGCCAGCTATAGACCCATAATCAGTTCCACCTATAGTTAATTCTGAAACTAATCCATAATCTTCGTCATTTTCTACTGAAGTCTTATTATATGCATAAGATCTTCGTTCAATTTTTTCACCAAATCCAAAGAGTATTCCGGAACCAACATAACCAATAATAGAAGAATCTAGAGCAGTTCCAGAAAGACTTATAGTTCCAGAGCCCTTATAAGAATCTGTTTCTTGTACATTACTTACGTTACCACTTCCAAAGATTGTTCCTAGACCAATGTAAGCATCAGTTTCACTTTCTAAAGCAGTTCCAGATAGACTTAGAGATCCAAATGGAGTTACACCAATTGCACCTCCCAGACTACCATAATTTTCTATGCCATCATTAACTGGAGAATTAACAGAACCACAATCAATAGTTGTTGTTGGAGAATTAATTATTAAACCAAAATCTTCTATAACTGTTGCGGGTAGATTTTGATCATATACATAAGTTCTTCGTTCAACCTTTTCACCAAATCCAAAGAGAATTCCAGAGCCAACCCAAGCACTGATATATTTGAAGTTGTTGTATGTTCCAGAGAGACTTATAGTTCCGGAGCCCTTATAAGAATCTGCTTCTTGTACATTGCTTACATTGCCACTTATAAAGATTGTTGCTGTATCACCAACATAAGAATCTATTTCACTTTCTAGAGAAGTTCCAGAGAAACTTAAAGATCCAAATGGAAGAGATATAGAGGATACTACAGATTCTGAAATTAATCCATAATTTTCTGAAGGTTGAGAACCACTAATACTTGTTATTAATCCATAGTCAAAACCACCTATAGTTAACTCAGAAACTAATCCATAATCATCTATATTATTAATTATAGATTGTTTATTGTATGAATATGTTATTCTTTCAATCTTTTCACCAAAACTGAAGAGAGTTCCTGTAGTATCATCTGGACTATAAACAAATTTTTCTACAGAGGATCCATAGAAGAATAGTCTATAATTAACAGCAGTTATTGCTGATCCACTTAGAGTTATAGTACCAAAAGGAAGTACCAAACCACCAGTGGGTTCTGTTATAAATCCAAATTCTTCTACCAATCCATGAATTGTTGTAATGGATTGATAATCCTCAGTTTGTGATGTTATTTGACTTATTGATCCATAATCACTTTCAGTATTTTCAATAGAAGATTGATTATAATCATAAGATCTTCTCTCAATCTTTTCACCAAAACTGAAGAGAGTTCCTGTAGTATCATCTGGACTATAAGTTACCTTTACCTGTCCAATTGTACCAAAAGTTGATCCATAGAAATTTTTATTAATCCATTCAGTATCTGCAGATCCACCAATAGTTAATTTTCCAAATGGAGTAGCTGCAGAGGACAAATCTATCGTACTAACGAATCCAAAATCTTCTGTTAAGGTTGATGAATTTGAGACTGATCCATATTCATCAGTAAATAAAATAACATTAGATATTGAACCGTAATCTTGACCTATATTTTGAACAGAAAGTATATCATAATTATATGTTCTTCGTTCAATCTTTTCACCAAAACTGAAGAGAGTTCCTGTAGTATCATCTGGACTATAAGTTACCTTTACCTGTCCAATTGTACCAAAAAGTGGTCCATAGAAATTTTTATTAATCCACTCGGTATCTGCAGATCCACCAATAGTTAATTTTCCAAATGGAGTAGCTGCAGAGAACAAGTCTATTGTACTAACAAGTCCAAAGTCTTCTGTTAGATTTGATGAATCTAAAAGTGATCCATATTCATCAGTAAATAAAATAACATTAGATATTGAACCGTAATCATCTTCAGGGGTTTCAATAGAAGATTGACTATAATCATAAGTTCTTCGTTCAATCTTTTCACCAAAACTGAAGAGAGTTCCTGTAGTATCATCTGGACTATATGTTAAACTATATGATCCTACTGCATTGTAAGTTCTAATATCTGCAGGAACTATTAAAGAAGCAGATCCACTTAACTGCATTCCACCAAAAGGATACACTGTGGAAATGACAGATTGAGTTGTTAATCCATAGTCTAAAGTTGTACTAGATAGTTGACTAATTTGCCCATAGTCATCTAAAAATCCAACACTATTTGTGATTAACCCATAATCAAGTAAATTATTATCAGATATTGATGTTAAATTATAGTTAAATGCGCGGGTAGGGGCACTTGAAATTAAATTTTGATTTGTATTATCAAAAGTTATTGAATTATTATCAAAACTAATACTGTTTAAGCTAAAATTTTGAGTAAATGTAAAAGTAGTTACTGGAAGTGATTGAAATCCTTGAGATCCTTGAGATCCTGAATATTGATATAACGTCATTTTGTTATACCTCCTCCAGAAACATCAGGTATTACTTGTCTTTCTAAGCCATTATTAAATTCAAATATTGTGCCAAATCCAATCCAAAACAATATAAATCTAGAAAGAAGAAAAGATTTATCGTTAATTTTAATAAGATTGACAAATTCTTTAGAAATTTTCTTATGATAACTTTTAGTTTCTTTTTTAATTTTAATGGATCCAAAAGGAATTAAAGTCTCGGAACATGTTACGACATAAAAATCTTGACAGTCAAAAACTTCCGTTTGCAATTCACCATAATCAAATGAACATTGAACAGAGGAGGAAATAGATCCCATATCCTCTATTGAATACTCATTTACAGTGGATGAATTATAAACATAAATGTTCATTTTTAATAAAACAATAGATTTAATAAAAAAAAGGGGGACTGCAGTTACAATCCCCAAGAATTCAATAATATACTTATTTAAGTATCAGTCAAGAGCAATGTTGAGTGTAATCTTGATTTGGTCACCGTTGTTTTGGATGCTGTAAGGACCATTCGTGAATCTCTCAGCGTACATAATTGAACTAAAGAGAGTTGCAGTATTAAGACCAGCAACAGTATTCAAAGTTGGATTGAGTGCAGGAGTTGTAAAAAACTCATTGGCATTGGGGACTGAGAAAACAGTGTAGGTATTAGACTCTAATGTTGTATTACCTGCACCAGCTGCAATATAAAGAACATCTCCCGCTACAAGTTGGTGATCACTTCTTACCATTTTAGAATAACTAAATTCAACACTTGAGTCGGTAGCAACCTGAATATTATCAATGAGTGCTTTATCTAGATAAACAACTTTATAAGCTCGATCAATACCAATAACTTTAGTGCCAGTTTGAATTCCAAGATTACCACCCACAACCATTCCCAAAGTTAAATCATCAACACTTTGATCTGGATCAACTGTAATATAGAAGTTACCTACAACTCCAATGACTGGATCGGTGTTATTTCCTTTTGTCACTGTAGTTCCGATTCCAACAGTGGCTCCATGTATAACACCCTGAACCGCGACAGGCATATTGTTTGCACGAGTTACATAATAACCATAAACATCACCGGCATCTCCAGTAAATGTAAATGTTTGTTCAGGATAAGTAGCAGTTGTACCAGAACCTACCTGATTGATTCTCCAACGAGAACCATTGAGAAGAATACCAGTCTGAGATGAATAATTTTGATCTGCTCTATTGTTTACACAATATGGATACCCTGTAGTAGGAGCAAATCCATAGGCATTGGTATTTCCAACTCCATATGGTTCAAAATATTTAGTTACAGAAGGAACATCCGTCTCGGCTGGAGTGGTGTTACTTGTAAAAAGTTTTAAAACTAGATTTCTAGGAGACTGATCAGCAAGACTTGCAGTGTGGTTGTTCTGTGCAACCAAGTATCTGAGTGACTCAAGTTCTCCAATATTTGGAACTAATAGTGCCATTTAAACAACTCCCCAACAGGTTATAATTTTTAATAACTATCTTTATTTATAATTTTAATTTTAAAGAAACTAAGAAACGATTGATATTATTTACTGCAATAACATCAAATGTCAAAATATCCCCAGCCACTAAAGTTTTTGTCCATCCTGTTAAATTATCATCACGAATTTTTCTTTCATTTGTCATGATGATATTTGACGGATGAATATTTGAGAATGTTGGAAAATTATTATAATTTGATTTTTTAATACTCAAAGTTAAAGATCCTTGTTGATCTGATAAAATTACCAACGATTCTAAAATTCCACTTACATCTAAAGTTACAGATCCTTTATTTCCAGGAATCATTGCAATTGATCCACTATCAACAACAAAATTAATTGTTCTTGTTAAATCTGCAGTTGTTGCAAGAGCAATAATAAAGACATCATCTCCCGAATTTGGAGCGACAGTAAATATAACATTACTTGTCGAAATAACATAATCCTCAAGGGGTTCCATTACAAGATTATTTTTAACTACAATTAGTTGTTGAGGATTAGTAGGCACATATGCAGTCCCGCTTGCATTTAATGTAAAGGTTTTTGCAATTCCAGTAAATTGAGAATTTATATTGTCAAGAATTATATTTCCATATTGAATAGATTTTGTTGGAATTTCATAATCAACTCCAATTCTAAACGGACCGGGTTCATTTAAAGTTACTATGTAATCTGTCATTATGATACCCCTGGTGTTACAAGAACATTTCCTTGCACTGCTCTACTTCTGTAAGCATTAGGTGAAATAAGAATTACATCATAAACATAACGACCACCTTCAATCGCATCAGTTGCAGTATGTCCCATGGAAACTGCAATTTTTCCATTTAATAAATCTACAAATGTAAGAGTTAAGGGATAAGCAGTAGAGGATGTTGGATGTTTTCTAATTGAAGAAATACCTGTATATCCAGTCAAATTTAATGGTGCATTATTAGTGTTCCTGATTGTAAAGGTAGCTTGAAAGTCAACCCCTTGTTCAAGAACTAAGTTTACATTCCTTGCCGCCATTATAGTAGTCCGTTTTTAACTATTTATGATCAGGTGTCTAATTTAGATAGGATTAATTTCATCATATATTTAATTTCATTTACATCCTCTTTGAGTTGATCAATTTCATTAATTTTTTCAGTTATTTCATTCATATGAGTTATTTCATTTATTTTTTTATTTTTTACTTCCAAATATTGTTGATAATCAGAATCAGAACAATTTAAAATTGCATCCGATTTTTTGTCTCTGAAAAATCCTTTATTATTTTCTACTGGTACTAACATATAATTTAGATACTAGAAATAACTCTAAAATCTCTAATTTTTGGAACAAATGCAGAATTTGTTCCTGACATTAGAATTTTTATTTGGAATCCATTAAACTGCGGTAAATTGGAAGCTGTAAATTCATATGATTTGAAATCATCTTCCAATGTTGAATGGGTTACATTCTTATCTGGTCTTCCATTATTTTTAGAAGGATCTTTTACTTGCATATTAGCATCTAAGTTATCATATCCCGGGAATAATTCCCATAATTGGGTCGCTGTGGGAGTATCAGATCTAAAAATTCTATAACATACTCTAATATCATTAGTAGAATGCCTAAACGCATCGAAGAATACTTTCAAACTATCAGCATTTTTTTCTAAAACAACAATATTACTTAAGTAAGTTGCAGCCGTTGGATCATTAGTTAAAGAATTTACTCTAGGATCATTAGCGTAATTTTTAACTTTAGAATTAATTCTATTGGAGATGGTTATCAAATTCACTCTATCCAAATCGATCATTGGGGAAACTTTTTCATCTTCTGATGATAAAGTAACTTCTATTGTAAAAGATTTTTTACCTGGAAAACTTGATAGGTATGTATCTTCATTTATCTGAGAACAAATAATTCTAGGAGAATTAAACTCATTGGTTGCGTTTAAAGATATATCTACAAATCCCTGGTCAATAAAAGAAATTAAGTTACTATCTGGAGAAGACCCACTAAAAGTTCTTGCTTTTGCAGATATTGTTGTCTTTTGTGGAATCATTGTTTCAAAGTTAGGTCTGATAAGATCAAATGGTATATTTTGACTTGCTTTAGGTCCTTTTGGAGATCCCATTAAAGGAACCGTGTCATATGATCCGCAAGATTTATCATCTTTAAAGAATAATGCAGGAAATCCTCCAGCGTTTCCTGGAGTTCTATCAACACCTCTACTATTCATTCCGACTTGAATATAATAATAATCCAGATCGGTAGGATATGTGACTAAATTCGTATCAGACAAATTATGAACTTTATTAATTCTTCTCAAAGATACTCCATTTAATTCATATTTAAATATTGGAAATTCAAGTGCATAACTTCCCGAAATCGTATTATCTATATTCCTAGTTATTCCAGTTAAACTATTAGTAGATGTTACAACTCCAGTATATGAAATAACTTCACTATCGATCAAAATATATCCAACATTTATAGCAGAAACCGGAACATTTTCAAAACTTGTAAATATTCCTACAGAACTTACAACAATATCACTGGTAGATGTTGAATTATATGATGCTTTCAGTGTTTGTGGTTTTTGATCTGGTTCTATTCCAGAAAGAATTACTTTATCAGTTAAAGAATACATTCCATGATTATTGTGACTAACTTTAAAGTGTAACCCATCCGATAGATCTAATATTGTTGTTACGGTGGCTCCAGAAAGTGGATTAGTTCCAGCAGAACCAACATAGAATAAACTGTCAACAGAATTTTGATTTAATGTTCCCTGTACTTCATCTACAAGCAAAGAATTGAATGAAGAAATTACTCCAACATTATTTGGAATACTAAGTATTAAATTATTTCCAAGGTTATCTGTTTGAGAATAATTTACTTCTAGTGCATCTCCGATAGCATATCCAGTTCCACCAATTGAAACTGTGGCTGCAATTGCCACTCCATTTTGAACACTTAAATTAACTTTTCCGCCAAATCCTTTACCAGTTAAAGATACTAAACTTACATTGGAGTAGGTTTTAAATGTAGATGTAAATCCAAGACCTGTAGCAGTTACTGTTAATGTGCTTCCAATTCCCACTGAACCAACAATACTTTTCAAGTTTGATCTAAATTTAGAATTGTTTTGTTGCAATATTGGACTTCCTGGAGTCAATCCAGAAACTTCTGCAGAAGTCAAACTTTTTCCTAGTCCTATCAAAACTGACTTAGAAATACAATCTAGAGGATTTGGTCTTAAAGTTACAACTTGATTATTACCAATATCTAATTTTGGATTATAGAATCTTGCTGTACTAGATCCAGTAACAAATTTTGCTCTGTATAAAACTAATTTTAAATCTTCTAATTGACTTGGATCCCAGGTTGCACCGTTCTGAGATTTAAATAAGGAACCTAATAATGGTTGTTGTGATACAACGATCTTTTGTGATTCAGGTAAATTTAATGTAGTGACATCTTCTTCACCCATTCTAGAAATCCATACTGTATATTCATTAGACGCCGATAGTAAAACTACAGAATATGAGTTTCCAGTTTCAAGATAAACTGGAGATGGGAAAGTAAATGTAGTAGGAGTTTTACCATCTAAAGATACATTTACTTGACTTGGATCTAAAACTACTTCACCAAAAGGAATAATTGTCGTTGTGGGCAAACCAGTTTGCATAGTTCTGATTTGCATAGTAACGGGTAAATTATTAGTATCTTTAGTTCTAAAGAATATTTCACACTTTGTGATAAATACACCATTTTCATCTGGAACTTCAAAAGATTGTGCAAGTGGATCTACCCATCTTGTCTGAGAAACAGTTCTATTAACAAAAGAAGTTCCGGCTTGAAGTGTTGTTTGTTGACTAGTCAAAGTTCGTTCTTCACTTCTACTTAATCTTTCTACATTTGCATTTCTAGTTCTTAAAGTAACTTCTTCAGTATTGTTTAATAGACCAGACGATGTAAATTTAGTATCGGCTGTGCTATCGGTTGCACCAACGATTGTAGTATTAGTAGAACTAGTTGTAAGTGTAAATGTTTTTGTTCCAGTTTCAAATGAAGGTGTAGACTGTAGTTTTGAATCAGGAATATGTAAAGATCCAATCAAAGTACCGGATGAATCTGTAATTAATCTTACATTTGTTACTTTAGCTATCGCTTTAGAAGCTTCTCCTTTTAATTGCATGTTTTGAATAACATATCCATAAAATCCAGAAGCAGATTGTAATTCTAAAGAAGCTGTATCAACATTTAATACCGTTGATGTTGTAGAATATGATGTAGGTATCGATTGGAGTGGAGAGTATGGATTGGCAGTAAAAACTTGTTCTGCTTGATTATATGGACCATATTTGTGATTAGGAGATGCCAATCTAAATTTAATGGAAGCGGTTCCCAATGTTCCAGTTACAGTTTCACCAACAGCAAAAGTACCACTTTGCATTTCAATTTCAATTAATTTAGGCATGGCATATTTAGCCATATCAACATTATCAAAAAATGCATACATTCTTGTTGTTGGTTTTAATCTTCTTGCAATAAATTCAATATTTCTTGTACGCATTTTATGAATAACTTCAGTAGATATAACAAATGTACCTAAATTAACTGTATCAAATCTTTCGGATACTTTATATTGAATACCTTGTCTCGCTTGTTTTGTAGTAGTTAATGTGGTTACATTAGTAAAATTAGTATATTGATCTCTGTAGTTTATGGTAGTAGTTTCGGGAATTCCTCTACCTTTTTGGAATCCTCCCCTATGGGTACTTCTGGAAATTTCTTGAGTGCCAACATATATGCTACCCATATTTTGTCTAGCAATTTCTTGAGTACCAGTCCATGTTGTTTCCCAAGATCCCCAATCTATAGGAGATAGTCCCGTATTTGAATCAACACCAAGTTGCTGTATTGTGGTTGAATAATTGCCTTCTTGATCGACAGTTCTCTTTGTGCCTTTAGTTTCAATCCAAGTATCCGTAGCTGGATTTAATTCAATTGCACCAATCCAATTAACAACATGAAATGGATTTACATTTTCAGCTCTAGTCGCAAAAGTATTTTTTAGAAATACTACATCAGTGTATTTTAAACATACAACATCGCCAACTTTAACTGTGTTGGGATTTCCAAGATCTTTTACGAATCTTAGATCTGCTTCTGGATTTGAAATATTAGATGCTCCTATCACCGCTTCAGAACCTAATAGAAGATCCACAGAAGTTGTGTAGTGTTGTGGTCTAAGTAAACCATCTTTAGTATCAATACTACATTTATGTTGTGGATCACCTAAAGCTCCACTACTTACAGATTTAAAATTATCTACAAGGAATCCACACTTAAATCTATCTAACTGAGTTTGAGAATCTCTTAATGTTAAATTTTTAGTATCCGTTTCTAGAAGAGAAAGTGATGTATAATATTCGATATTTCTTATTCTGTCTTCAAGTCTTGCAATATCTTGCATTCTATATCTTTTATGCGAAGATAGTTGTACAACCACATCATCAACAGTATAAACATATGGTTTCATTGTAATTGTAGCCACTTCTAAAGCGTTTTCAATTATAGAAGGAGAAATTGGAGTTAATGATGGGACTCCTTTGGATATTAAAAATTCACCATATCTATTAAGATAAAGTTTATCTGTTCTGGCAAGATAGTAAGAATAACTTAAGAATAAATCTTTGTCCTTAGCAAAATTATATGGGCTAGAATTAGTTGCAGGCAAAAACTTTCTAGATTCAAATTCAAATGGGGAATATGGAGTTAAGTTACTATTGTAAGGGCTGACTCTTGGTCTCAAGTCAATAATATCACTTGCTCTATTAAAACCAACAAAAGGCAATTCAGTTGCATATCTATCACTATCATATGAAGCAACAGTAACAAAATCTCCATCATCATTTGCATCTATGTAATAATGGTGGAATACAATTTTTAATTTCTTTGTTGGAGCAGTAACGCCATCTTTTCTTACTAAAAATGAAAAATCGGAGATTTCAAGAGTTTGTCCATCGTTAAAAATAAAATCTGATACTATATTTCGATCTCCCTCTATTAATAAACTTACTTTTGCAGTAATATTTGATTCACTAAAAACAATTTTTTCATCTTTAAGGAAAGTATTTTCATTAATATAAACGAATCCAAATTGATTTGTTCCGTTAGTTTCAACAAACATCGCCAAAGCACTACTCGTTTCACCATAAACAATCTCACCTTTTATTGCATTTAAAATATTAGCATTTAAATCAATAACTTCTAATTTTGGCAAATCGGCGGAATTATTATCTGAAGATTCAAAAATTGCAGAAACAAAAATTACATCAGGTACATTTAATGAAATCTTTTGATCCTGAACTCTTGTTCCATAATAAGGACTAAATATTAGTCCATCATTAAGAGTTGTGCTACCTATTCCAGATTTAGTTGTACTTGAATTATTGATTTCTAATATTGCACATCTATTATAAATTTTCTTTCTTGGTTTTAATTTTCTTTTTCGAAAAGTTGCTGTTAATGTAGCGGAGCCATTTTGAGATAAATTAACTAAAGTTAAAGTTCTGGCAGCAGTAATTGTAAACTGGTTTTTAGTTAATGGTTCTACAACTCCATTACTATAGACTAATGTATAGTCTTCCTCATCAAAAGGCTCTAGAGTAAAATTAGTATCACTTTCTAAAGTTGCTGTCAAACCATTTGATGCAACAGTTACTGAATATGATTTCCTAAAAACCATCTCTCCTTCTGATATATCAACATTTGAAATATTTGTGTTATCTAATTCTGCAAAAAAGTAAGAATCTGTTGGATTTTCTAGTACAGAAATTCCTTTCACTAGGCCAGTGAGAGTTGTTGCAGCTGAAGGTAATGTACCAACATTAACGCCAGTAACACTAGTAGTGGCTTCAATTTGAATAGTTTTTGAAGCAGCATTTACTGAAGTTACTCTATTAAATGTTGGTAATGTATCATTAGACTTTGTATAAACAAAAATATCTCCTGTATTAATTCCGACTCCAAATGTTGAATTAGATGATGTTACATTACTTATGCCGCCAGCTGCAGCAGAAATAGTAAAACTGGTATTTTGAGGTGCAATGGGTATTGCTTGGGATATCACAGTGTCTGCAGTAAATACTGTTGTGGCTCCACTAAATCCAACTATTTGTCTTATATCACTTAAATTATAATCCCTAACATTAGTTACTGTTCTAGAAATATCTTGTCCATCGACTTTTAATTGTTCACCAGCTGAAAAAGTTCCAGAAACTTGGTATAACACCAATTGATTAGAGTTTGAAGCATTTATAGCTAAAAATCCAGATGCAGAACTATTTTTTCCTTCAATAAATGCTGGTCTAGATAAAGTTAATGTAGCATTTAATTGCAAATATGTATATGTTTGTATATCATAGGATGAACTCTCAAAAATACTGGCAGCGTTTGAATATCCAGCATTTTTTAATTTCAAATCGTAAAGTCTAGCGACGCCTATGGGAATTCCAGAAGCAACACCTGGAGTTGATGTTCTTTTTGAATACAAAGATACTTGACTTGTTGTTCCAAATCCTACAGGAACTGCCCCATAAACATTATTAAGTTCTACCAAATTACCTAAAGTAAATGGAACAGTGGTATCTTTTACTGACTCTGTAGTTCTAGGTTTTTCTAAATCTGCATTTATGGTTATCTGAGTTTCTACTTCATATCCTTTAACATACGCCTTTCCAGGAGAAATCTGTAAAGTTAATAAATCATTCGAAGGTGTATTTCCTTGTTTTGTTAGTTGACGAAGATTATAAACTCCATTGTTTCCCTGTGCATTGTTTAATGATTCTTTAGCTACTACACTAAAGGGTTTTATATAATAATCTCCTGATTCATCATTTGTTCTTCTTGCCAATTCATCGGTTATTAAACTAATTGGGTCTTGCTTTTTAGGAACTTTTTTAATTTCTCCGTTTTCAATCCTTAATAATTCCACAAAATTTTCATCGTTAAAATCATCCAGTGATTTTTTTATTAAACTAGCAACAATTCTGAGTCTATCAGCACCAGGAGCAGCAAAATTAGAAAATCCTCGTGCATTATCAAATAGATCTACATTTATTTGAGAAGGTACAGCAATGTCTTCAAAAATAGATAATCCAACTCTATATGAAGGCAAATTGCTATATTGATCTAATATCACAGTTTGTGGAAAAACATCTACAAAAAATCCTCTTATAAAATAAACACCCTCTTCAATTTTAATAGCAGATCCTGTAGCCGTAGAACCGGAAATGATAGCAGTAGCAAATGAAGAATCTAATCTAATAACTCCTTGACCATAGTTTATGTTTTCTAGTACAAGAAGATTTTCTCCATCTATAAATTTACTACTTGAAAAATTTGTATCACTAGAACTTTGATACTTTATATACAAAGTATTGTTATTATTTTCAGAATTTTCTGCACTAATATATCTTTCAATTTTAGCAAAAACTCCACTAGTTTCGCCTTTTATTCTTTTATCTATTAACTTATCAAGGTATGCAGTTACAGGAATTCCTAAGTGAGTTGGGTCTATTTGGACACAAGTATATTCGGAATCATATGCTACATTTCCAGGTACTACTACTTGCCCTTCTTTGAAAAAATGTTTTCCAAACTTTTCAACTTGATTTTGTAATATTGATTGAAGGGTTGTTAATTCTCTCGCTTGAATTGGAGTTCCCGGTTTGAATAAAACTCTTTGATAGTTTTTTGTTACATCAAAATCATCAAAATATGGAGATGTATTTAGATTAGTATTTTGTGCCATTTTTATTAGAACTCCAATACAATTTTAATATCTTCTTTTTGATTGGCAGATCTTGGGATAGGTTGTCTATTATCCAAGTAAATAATATCTCCAGATTTTTTATTATATTCAGCTGAAGAAATACCAGCAACAAACTGTTGTCCCAACTGATATATTCTATTATTTATTGTGGTTGTTACACCACTAAAACCTGTGTTAATTGACAGTGTTGGTCCAATAATCGTAGAACAATTAATTGTTGTTCCATATCCAACATCTGGATTTGAAGTAAATGGAATAATTTTAAATCCAGTTTCACTTGAAGCAAGCCCTGTTGGTTGATAGTATTTTAATACTCCTGTTATAGAATCCCAAGAAGCTACGAATCCTATCGCTGTTGATCCAAATCCAACAGTTTGTTTTATAACAGAATCGACTGCATATGTTGTATTAGTGGTAACTCCGCTTAATTTTAAAGCATTTAATCCACTAACCACTGATGTATCCAAAATTTGAACATTACTTCCTAAAATAGTAGGATTTTTTAATATTCCAACTCTAGCAAAATCATTTCCTAAAATAATATCGGGGTTGCTTTCCAAAGTTTCATATCTAGAATATAGTAAAACTTTATAAGCACCCAGTTCTCGATAAATGTCATACCCATGACCGCCCTTTGGTGGAATAATCACATTAAAAGATGCTATGGAAGTAGTACCAATTCCAGTATTACTCAATTGTTTTAGGGGTCCAGTTATTTCAGATCCAGGAGCTCCTGGATAAAATTGTATTGTTCCATAAGTGTAATTTTTTCCACCATCTGTAACAAATACTTCAGATACTTTACCAAAAGAATCAATTGTAATTGTTGCTTTACCTCCAGTTCCATCACCCAATATAGGTACATTGGAAAAAGATGTTGAAATTGGTTGATAATTAGAACCTCTGCTATTAATTATGATAACTTCTATCTTACCATCAACTGCATTATTTTTTGTAGGAATTGACTCACCCGAACTTCCCCAATTTTCCGGAACTGGTATATATTCTATGGAATCAAATTTAACAATTTCAGAAGGTTTGATAGTATATAAGTATTTCCAAATGTAGCCATCACCACTAGCTCCTGCAGCTCTTGGTTCTAAATCAATAAATGTAGGTTGGTCAAAAGATGGTCTTCCTTTTGGATTTTCTGGATCAGTTCCATTTTGTAGACAAATATAAACTCTCAAATCTTCATTTATTACATAAAAATTTGCTTCATATAAACCAGTTTGAGATGTAACTGGAGTGACATTAAAAACATTATAATCATGCCTATACATTTCAAAAGTATTTCCAGCAGTCCAAATAACTTTTCTTACAAGTCTTCGTACATCTTGATTTGTGATTTGTTTTAATGATATGATACTTTCTTTAACTACATATTCTTCTTTAAATCCATCTAGAGGAGAGGGCGTATTGGAAATCCAAGTAGAAGATCCGCCCGCTGCTGGACTAGAACTATTTGGTAATCCTATAAAAGTATAATATTTATTTGAAGTATCGCCTACACCAGAAACACTTTTTACAAAGCTTTCTGCATTTAAAACTCTAAATTGATCCGATATTATAGCGGGCATTTTAAAACATACTTTTTTTTATTTAGTTACCTTTTACTTACTTACAATGTTTCTAGTTCTTACAATTTTTGGTGAGGATGATATTCCAGAAATTCCATTGTCATTAAAAGCTGTAAAAGTTTGAGGATTTCCTAAAACTCTGTTTTGATAATCATATACTTTACCCCAACTATATCTTCCATAGAAATTATTTGTCCCAATTCCAGTATTATTTGATCCTCTACTATAAACTTTTACATAATTATCAACCATGGGAGCAAAGTTGCATGTTACTGTTACTATACCAGCTGATGGTGGTGTTATATCTTCAACAATATAAACACCATCTAGGAAAGATTTTGCTATTCCAATTTTAGAATTTGGATAATTACTCATACCACCAAGAAGGGTTGTAATCCCAACTAAGTCGCCACCGGTTTGAACATTACTATCAGTTATTACAAAATAATCTCCTTTTGATAGCTGGCTGTTAACAATACCAAAAGCATTCAGTGCAGAATACCCTACGCCTAGAGTACTATTATCATATTGTTCAGATTTTAAACTGAAAGAAATTTTTGGAGATGTGGTTCCGATACCGGGAGTTCCTGCTATATGCGTAGTAATTCCAATAATTACTCCAAAATCTCCCTGTACTTTAAATGATCTAATCAATTCAGTCTTATATGTGTCACTTTCCACTAAAACTGGGGGAGAACTACCATTCACATAACCAAATCCTGGATTATTTACTTGTACGGATACAATACTTCCATTACTTATAACAGCAGTTGCAGTTGCAGGATTATAAATTGGATCTGCATACATTACAGTAGCTCCAGTTCCAACTATAACATATCTGCCATCTGGTCCAATATCATTTGCAAATACTAAATCATTAATATTGTTTGATTGTAATGTGCTCCTGTAAACCCAATTTGTCAAATCAAAGGAATAATACAATTGTCCAGAAGATGTCACTGCTACATAGAAACCATAGTTATAATATATGTTTACTAAATTTTCAGCTCCAAGATTATTTGAAATAAGTTGATATGTATCTTTACTAACTGACTTCAAAATTATTCCTTGATTTCCAACTATAATAAAGTTTCCATTGATATAAATTATTTTATTTAAATTATTGGTTACTGGCGATGGTGTATTTTCCCATATTGTTCCATTATTAGAAGTTCGAATTACCCCATTGTTACCAACAGCAACAAAATAAGTATTTCCAAATGTAACACTATTAAAATCTGATAATGTTTCGGAATATCTACTAACAAAACTATTTGTACTTATGCCATTACCAACAAAAATGGATCCACCAGCCCCAACAGCAACCCAAGCATTAGCATAACTAGAATATACTATTTGATTAAATGTCCCTGTATATGCACTACCTACTCTACCTACAGCTCCTATACCTAAAACAATAATATCTTCTTCTAATGGAATTTTAGTCCAACTGGAAATAGTCGATCCATTGTCTGTAGCTCTTATAATTTTACCCGCCGTTCCTGCAGCAACTAACAAATTACTTGTACCAACACCGACTACTTGAATTGAATTAAAATTGGAAGTTTGACTAAATCCAACTGTGCCAACTTGCCAAGATATTCCATCAGAACTTGTAACAAAAACCGAACTACTTCCGATAGCAACAAATTTGTCTTTATATTGTACAGATTTTAAATTATATGATGTAGTTAAACCGGTTGCGTTTTTCCAATCAAAAATAGGATCTTTTAATGCAATAACAGATTTTGAAATAATTACTTTTGGTGATTGTGTATTTGCGTAACCGACTCCACCATTTGTTACAACAATAGAAGAAATTGTAGATGAAGTAGAAACTATAGCCTGTGCTGAAGCTGGTGTAATAGGTTTATCTTCAAATATTAAAATATCTCTCACATCTTCATTAAGACCATCTACATCGGTAAAAAGAGGATATGCATTATCAACATATATTGTACTATCTTGTGGCTGAATAGTTTTAATGATAGTTGCAGAAGGTCTTATATTACTTTGAAGATTTGGTCTAGATTTGGAATATAATGTGCCACTAATCACAGTATCACTATCTTGTTTTTGCCAAGTAAGAGGTCTAATTTTTGTTGGATTGGTTATTATACCAACCGAATAATAATTGAAAGTTTCTAATTGATCAGCAGCGACTATTTTTTTAACAACGCGGTCAAATTGAGAAATATCAAAAGGATCTTCTGGATTTTCTTGAATTATTACTTTATCTCCAGGTTTAATTGTTGGTGGTGGTACAACCAACTCAACATCATTAGATGATCCTCTATAGTACAGGATAAAACATTTTGATCCAGGTTTAGGTGCCTCAGTAAATATGACTCTACTTCCAGAGAATTTATACGATAAATTTGGAATCTGTAATACATCGTTTATGTATATAAAAATATTATTTGTTACATCTAAATTTGTTCCAGTAGGAACTCTTAGTCCAAGAACTTGTCTTACCCCATTTATAGTTGTAGAAAGAGTAAACTTTTTCCTAAATCCATTAAAGAATTGAGAAATATCATCAAATTTTATAAATTGACCAGGATAAAAACCACTAAATGAGTCAGTTTCTACTGCATCTACCGTTAAAACAAATTCTGTTAATGATCCACTATGAATAGTTGGTATCCCAACCACTTTTAATTTATCACCAACTTTATAACCAATTCCGGAATTATCGAATTTAAAGTCAATAATACTTGATCCAGAACCAACCTCTACTGTTATTTTAGCTTGCTGGCCCACGCCAGATGTTCCTCCAGTGTACGCTAAACCAAGATTACTATATCCAGTAGGTATTCCGATTACAACGGTTGGTGGCGAGGTTATAGTGTATCCAATTCCAGCATTTACAATTGTGAATCCAGTTATTGTTCCAGCAGCACTAACTAAAGCAGTTATACTTGCACCAAATCCAACAGTGGCTGCAACGCTGACAACGGGGGCAGATCTATATCCTGATCCACCACCAGAAACACTAACACTGCTAATGGTTCCAGTAACAGATACGGCTGCAGTTGCAGCTGCTCCAATTCTTGGAATATATCCATGACTTGTTGATACAGCAACTCTAGATATTTTTCCTGCTTTTGGAACTCCAGATATAAATTTAAGTGTGTTTGTTCCAGATCCATCAATCGTAAAATCATCAAATGGATTTTGTGCAACATTATTGATTAGTATTATTGGATTATTACTTATTTCAGTGCCACTATTAACATTATTAAATAAAGTATTTACGGTTTGTCCCTTAGATTTTATAGTAAACTGTGTCGCAGCTATACCAGTAAAAGATAGAGATAAATCATCAATAAGTAAATTTTTATCTTGGGGAGTGCTGGGATCAAATTTTCTACTAAAAACTCTACCACTAAAAGTAGATCCTGTTAGTAGTCCCACTCGACCTATTTTTCCATATGGAGCAGTATCAAAATATATTATATCTCCAACAACATTAAAATTACCAGTCATAACAGTGGCAGATGTTCCAACAGTATGTGATGTTGCGACTGAACCAAAATGTCCTCTTACAACCTCTATTTGATTTGCAGAAGATATACCAATTGTTTTAATTGAAATCAATTCATTTGCTAAATTAATAATATCCCCCGTATTTAATGAAGAGATACCTGCTGATATGGTTAATATTGTTGTCGATGCTGTCGAAACACTGGAAGCTAAAGAAACATTTAAAGATTTTCTAGTCAAAGCTTTTTGTATTATCCCATCAATGGACACCAATATACTGTGATTTGGTTCTTTGTATTCGAGATGATGAATAGCTGTACCTACACCAGTAATATTTAAAAATACACTGGTGGACAATCCAGATAATTTAAATTCATTATCATTTAGTTTATATACAAAGAGAGATTGTGGTAAAACTTTAGTGCCCAGTTCAAGTGGACTAAATTTCAAATTATCATTTGAATCTGTGCCTCCGATATAAGTTCCAGCAACAGAAACTATAGAGGTAGATGCATATCCAGATCCACCATTTAAAACTCCAACAAAATTAATTGCTCCAGAAGAATCTCTAGAAATATCAAAAGTAGCTCCAGATGAATCATTAGAAGGAACGGAAAGATAACTTTGATTCGATTGCCCAGAAATTACAGTTGGTCCAGTTTTTGAAATTACAAATGTAAGATTATTGTCGGGAGTAGTACCACCCAAATAAGTTCCCGCAATAGAAACAGTTTGTCCCACAGAATATCCCTTACCACCTTTAGTAGGTAATATTGAAGTCGAAAGTGGTTGACCAGTAGTTGAAGAGTATGATCTGAATACTGTAAATTCAGCCGTGGATCCAGTTGTTGTTACTCCAATGACTTGAACATATGATTTCGAAATTGGTCCAACCGGTACTAGAACTGTACCCACTCCAGTTATACTTGTCGTTATCGCAACAGAATATCCATTTTCAAGAACTGCAGTGCCATCAAAATTATGAACCTGTATTAAAGTTGAAGTTATACCCGAAACATAAGAAGTTGTAGCAATTCCAATAGGACTTCCATTAGAATAAGAATATGTCAATTCTTGACCAGACTGAAAATTGTGATTTGGAATTATGAATGTATCAGTGACGGAATTGATATTATTACTGGAAACTTGATGTTTAAATAAGGGAGTTCCATTATTTTTTAATTTAAATGTTGTTAGTCCAACTATACCTCCACCTCTTTGTATAGATGGATATGTTATGATGCTTGGAGCGGCAGTTACTCCAATTCCAATTACTGAAGTAATAATTCCAATATAATTACTAATTGCACTTTGGACATCTGCACAACAGTTCTCGCTATAAGACGGACTACAATTAATATCTCGTAAAATTGTGGTATTGAAATACTGTGTGGTAGATATAAATGCTCTTTGAACTGTTCCTCCATTTACATAATTATGGGTTATAGTTGAAGGACCGGTATTTACTCTAAATTTAGTGGAGTCAATAATCTCAACTTCATAAACAAACCCCTTGGGTGATAGAGAAGCGTTTCCATCTGGCCCTGCGCCTAAACTTGGAAAAATTGCAGTAGTTATTCCCCCGCCAGAATTACAAGAAAGAGTTATATTTTTTAAAACAACATAATTTTTAGTTGTAGTTGAAAGTCCATGAGAGGTTGTAGTACCAACAGTTGTAATACCAGTTATATTATTATAAACTAAACTATTAATGCCAACTGAATTAGCAAGTTGATATGAAGTTTTAACTCCTGTATTATTAATAATAAACTTAGTTAAATCGACAATATACTTAAATCCCGCTATTGTTTCGGTAGTTTCTCCAGCCACATAATTTATTCCACCTGGAGTTGACCAGTATGAAAGTGCTGCTTCAACTGTTTTGTTATTTGAGTTATATTTGAGATCGTGTGAAACTGCATCAACAACCAATCCCACATCTCTTGCACAAACATCTCTATCCCAATCTGGATTGGTGGTAATTCCAGGATAAGTAGCAGTTATAAATCCTACAACTTCTTCTTGAATGAATAGTCGGTTGCCATCTATCAAATCAGATGCATCAGCAAATCTATCACGCAAATCCTGTATTGAAGTCCCGTCGAATTGATTACTTATATCATCGACCTGAATAACTTTATTTGTTTTGTTTATTATGAAAGGACTTAAATCAATACCGCCATCAAAAAATATATTCTGAATGGATCCGTCTGCTGCAGTTTCTTCCTCATAAACTCTAGCAAAATTTGGTGTATCATTTAAATTTACTATTGAATCAACATTAATAAATGTAGATGAGGCTGTATCTAACAACTTTGGTCTCATGTTTGTTGATTTAGAGGTTCCAACATTAACTTCATTTAATGTTGGTTGTGTTAGTATTTCTAAATCGGAAAATTCCTTAAATCCAGATGGATGAACAATAGATCTTACAGATTCTCTCCAAATATTATATGGTATATTGCCTCTGATTGAATAAGAAAACTTCTGATAATAAAAATTATCGGATATTCTTTGAGAATATTCATTTAATATACCAGAGGAAAGATCTATTGAAGATGTTTTATCACGAGAAACTCCTAATGTAGAATATAAATTAAATGTATCAAAATATTCAACCGTTCCGTTAATTCTTGAAGTTTCACCAAAAACTTTATCTAGTACATTTATTTGACCAGAAATATTTTTTAATCTCATTTGATTGAGTTTATTATCCCAACCATTCTCCAATATTACTCCAGAAAACTTTGCGGAGGATATTTTTTCATTGGAAAAATAATTTACATCATCTTTTAACACCATTTCAAAAACTGGTAAATCTTTTTTATTGATGACTGTACCTAAGCCAAAATCATCATCATATGTACCAAAACCACCAGTAGCAATTCCTGTCATACTATAAGTAACAGTATTATTAAAAGAACTAACTCCTACAACATCAAAAAATCGGTAATCGTATGAAGATGAGTTAAAATTAGCTAACTGTGCAGTAGATGGTGTTAGTCTACAATTTTCAATAAAAATTTGATCTCCTACAACAAATGGAAATGTATAACTTGTTTGACCAAATCCTGAAGGTATAAATGGATTATTCGAAGCTAGATTATTTGTTAATTCTAAAGTTACTAAATTTCCGGCAATAGAAACTGAATCTATTTCGTATCCATTTGAATTATGTATTGTAAATATTTCAAGAGGATTTGATATTGAAGTAGAATTTTTAATAATATCTACAGAAACTACAGATCCTCCAGCTATATTGGAATTGAGTTCTATGCCATTAGTATCATTTCTTACTATTAATTTTGGAGCAGTATTAAGTCTTTTACCTCCAGTAATTATTCCAATATAATCTATGGTTCGTATATCTTTAATTCCAATAATAGTTGGCACACTTAAAGATGGCGAAAGCGTTGGATCTGTTGGATAATCAAATCCATCTTTTACTCTATCAAAAGTTTCAACTCGACCAATTTTTGGAGAGGTAATTTTTATAACAGCATTTGTTCCTAAAACGCTTTTTATTTTTTTAATAGTTGGTAATTTTTTATATCCCCTACCTGCAAAATTGATTTTTAATTTTGATATCGGCCCCAAAGCATTAGTAGATGTTGTTTTATAAGAAAACTTGGTTGTGATTTGATTAATAATTTGTTTTTCAATCTCGGTTAATTTTTTATTATTATCAAATATAAATTCTTTACTTGATACTACGGTAGACACTACAAAGTTATCATTAAATTGATGATTTATTATTGAAATTCTATTATTTAATAATACATCATAATCTGTAGATATTTGTTTTTTATTTTCTTCAGAAGATCCCTTAGAAAGAAATTGATAATATATGGGAAAATTTTGTGATGAAAGATCCAAAATAACTTTTGCACCAGTATTTCCAGGAATTCCAGATCTAGTTACAAAAAATCCACTTCTTTCATTAATACGCTCAATAAAGTTTACATCATAATAAAATTGCAAATTTAAATTGAATAGACTAGAGTCTGATAAATCAAATTCTATTTTTGTGGTTCTTATGCAACTAATTTGAGGATTAATGAAATATAATTTTTGGCTAGATCCTCCTGTTGATGAAAAATCAATAAATTTAGATTCGAGTATGTCGCTTCTATATTGACATAATTTTATAGAATTGAAATTAGTTTTTGAAACATAATAAATTCCATAATTTGACAACCCATTAATTGGATTTTGTGCAATATACACAAGTTTATCACCTGTATTAATATTTCCTGTGTATGAAGAAACATTTATAGAATTATCATCAACAGATACATTATTATTTGTAAATGCAATTTCTCGCATTAAAATTTTTCTATTTACAGGATCAAAAATAACTTTTACAACTTCATTAAATGTCGTAGATAAATTAAATTTTATGATGTCGCCAACTTTTAAATTATGATTTGTTTTTGTTGTTACTATGCCTACACTTTTTTGTAGTGTTCCTGTTATTCTTGGATTTATAGTAGTTAAAGAGTGAGCCGCTCCTATTACTCCATAGGCTTTTTGTTGATCCCAAAATTCTAAACTATTATTAGTGGTGCCTATTCCTATAGAACTAGTAAACCCAATAGTCGATAGTCCAATATAATCTCTACCCAGATTAACGGCATAAACTAATTGATTATCTTGTAATTTAAATGAAATTGCAGATCCCACATTATTTACAAATAAAGATGTACCTCCAATTCCAGATCCAGAATTGTAAATCAATGGTTGACCGGTGAAAAATTTATGACCAGGAATGAATATACTTCTTTGTGGAATAAAGATAGTTTTAAATTGTGACGTACTCCCAACTCCCACAACATTCCGAGTTGAACCACTGGTGCCAATACCTACAGTAAATCTTGGATCAAAAAATGTAGTATAGTTTTCAAGTCTAAAATTACTTGAATCATTTAATGGTTTTTCGTCAGAAACACTATTTAAAACTTTAAATTCTTTTGAAAGTAAAACTACAGTGTCAATTCCAACAGAATGAATTCCTGTATTTTGAATTCTATTCACAAAAAATCCAGATCTGTTAACATCAATATTAGTAATTAACAGAATTTCTGTTCCTATTCCTATAAAATCATTTGATTTAAATCCAGTTATATCTTTTACTTTTATAAAAGTTGATATGCCAGTTGTATTTAAATCACCTATAGTTTCCAATAGTTGAGATTGTTTTTCTGCAACTTGAACAATTTTGGTGCCTTCCAGTCCACTTGCAGTAATTGTTGATATTCCACTTAATACTATTGGTTGATTATTTTTAATTTGATGTGGCGAACTTGTTTTTATAGTGGCACCAAAAGTAGAAACTATAACTTCATAATCAGTTATTTTATCTTCAATTAAACTGAAATTTTGAATTTCTCTACCTTGTAATTCACTTACAACGATATTTGATTGTATACCTCCCGTGTCACTTATATCTATTTCTACAGGATCATTTACTTTATAATTATCTCCAGCAGAAAATATAGATACGTTTTCTATTTTACCAGAGTTTATTTCGGTTACAACAAATTCTTGTTTATACTCTTCCAAAACTTTATCTATTAGGTCATAAGAAGAATTGGCAGAATTTAAATAGTATGGACCAACATTTCTAGTTAGACTAGTATTAAAAATATTAAAATCTTGATTAAATCCAGGTAAAAAGTTTTCTTCTACTGGGGTATTATAAAAATATGGACCAACTACATATGGGTATCTGGGAATAGGTTCGTTAGATGCATTAACATCAATACTATTATAATATGCATAAACTCCACTAGGATACTCTGGAGTTATAGAAAATCTACCATTATGTTGATCTAAGTCTCCAGAGCCATCAAAAATATAATCATTTACAAAAAATCCATTTTCAAATAGTGGTGGTCTTTTGCCTGGGGTTAAATCTACATTCAATGTGTAACCAGGATTCATTCTTCGTATAAATCCACCAGTTGTTGTATCATATGCATATGGACCATAAATGGGATTTCCATCATATGCATAACCCAAAATTGGAGAATGATTAAGTGTACCGGTATTTTCTTTATTATTTTCTCCCAAATTATCTGATAATTGATATCTTAATTTTTTAGGAATATAAAAATAAGTAAATTGTAGTCCAAGGTCTATATTGTTAGATGAATATATAATTCCATCATCATTATTATTAATAGAAACTTTAGATTTGATTACCTGATTTATTTTCCATTCATTTACATTTGTCAAGAATTTAGCATTTTGTCCTCTATTTTTTAATGTTAATATTGTATTTCTTGAGTTATAACCCACCCCACCAAAAACTATATTTACATTAGAAAGTTTTCCATCCTCTACGATTGGTTCTATTTGTGCGTAGCTTCCTTCTCCAGAAATTACTATTTCAGAATTTTCTCTAAAACCGTTTCCTCTACCTATGATTTGAACATCAACTATTGAACCATTAATAATAATTGGTTTTAAAATAGCTTCAGATGTTATACTTGCAATTCCAGTATTTGGTCTTCTGTGATAATTAATAATATTTGTACATCCATATCCAATACCTCCATCTTCAACATAAACATCTTCGATAGAACCCAGTACAATTGGTTTTAGCTCTGATTTTATATTTGTAGTGGCTCCTGTTCCAGATTTTGATTCTACATGCACTTCAATGGGAGGATATCCAATAATATGAGTTCCAATTCCTAAAGAGTTGAATTTAACAAATTTATTTTTTATATAATTTTCATCGCTTAAAGAAGTGCTAACTCCAGAATTATAAAGTCTAAATTTATTATTATCTATGACTTTAACTTTGTAGTATGAAACGGATGATAGTCCGCTTATCGCAGTGTCGGTAGAACTGTATATTACAACCTCTCCGTTAGAAAATCCATGATTTTTTGCAAAAATATAAGAATCAAAAGTATTAATACCTAAAGTTCTATTATCGGCTGAAAGTACAGATGGAACTTTTATTTTTCTATTTGAATATCCTTCTCCAGGATCTTTTACATAAATCTTTGTAAAAGTATTTTTATTTTTTAAAGTTCTTATAAAATGGAATCCAGAGGAGACTCCAACAATATCTATTTCATTTATTTTTTGGAGAGCATCTATTTTATTATTAAATAATTTAATTTTATTATCCGTTAAAATTCCAACAAAATATGTTGAACTATTAACAATTCCTAAAATATTACTATTATTATTTGAATCATAGACTACCTGTTCACCATCTTCAAAAGGAATAGTTGTTAAAAACTGTATGGTATTGTCTGCCGAAGCTACATTCAAATCTGCTTTAAATCCTACGGAAACTTGTGTGCTGACGAGATTTGATTCTAATACACAACCTTTGCCGTTTCCACCAACAATAGTAATTTTTGGTTTTTCTTGATATCCATATCCAGCGTTTAATATTTTAATCTCTCTAACTGTTCCAGAAAGATTTACATGTGCTTTACACCCAGATCCAGTTTCATCTTTTATTTCTATGGGTGGAACATCAATTACATCATAGTCTTGCCCTTCATTGGTAACATTAATCGAAGTTATAGCTCCATAATAAATGTTTTCGTCAAATAATGTTGGAGAAAGTAATTGAACTCCATTATTTAAAAGACCGATTTCTCTATTAAAAGTAGTTCTTTTATTTAAATCATCAAAAGAAGATTTTATCTGATTAAAAGGAAATTTTTTTAATAACTTTTGATGTTTTAAGGTTTTATTTTCATACCCACTTTTATATAAAATATCATTAGTTATTGGTATAGTAGTTGTTATATATTTTTTTGAAAAAACATCAGATCTACTGTAAGAAAATTTTAATTTATTATTATCAACTTTAGTAACAAAATAAATTCCTGTTTGTATTCCTGATACTTGTTGAGGTTGATAATAAACTATTTCTCCACTTAAATAATTATGATCAGTAACATTAAAAACATCAGTCTTAGAAATTCCAACATTAGTTGATAAAGATTTTTTATTATCAGTAGAAAAAATAGTATAATTTGGTAATCCTGAAGAGGTTACATAAAAGTATTCTTCATTTGAATCAATATATGTATTTTGAACTGATGTTGGTATCAAATTTAGATTATTAAAATAATTACTAAAATGATTTGCTTTATAGATTTTTTTTCTTATTTTGATAGCACTTAAAATATTAAAAGATCCAGAAGTTGTTATTTGAACTACAATTTTTTGGCTATATTTTTTAACTGTGTCTGACGGCGAATATTCAACAGAAACAATATTAACCGGAAAAGTTTGTCCAGTCGAATTTACTAGTAAAATTTGTTCACCCGCATAAAAATAAATTTTATCAAAAAGTTCTATTCTATACTTAGTTGCATCAACTTGAGATATAATATTAATATTATGATTTGTAGGAATATTATAAATCCAACTATTAAATTCAAATCTATTAAATAAATCTCTACCAAAACCTGATAGAGATATCGTATCTCCGACTCTTAGATTTGATGTTTTAGAAAAATCAATACTATCAATAACATTAACTACTCTAAATTGAACTTTAGATGTATTTCCTAATCCAACATAACTAAATGCAAATTTTGATTCTACTAAATCCAATCCAAAATCAAGAGGTTTCGATACATTAGTAACTCCAGTAAATTGATTAATAGTTTTTCCAGAGTAATTAATTGTAATGAAATCAGAATTTTTTGGTTTTACTAAAAGTGACCCAGAATTAGCAAATCCTACAGTAGAATCAACTATAATATTATTAGAATTAACTGCAACATCTTCCAATATTCTTGTCTTACCAGAAGCTTGAAACTTTCCTGTGAAAGATGTGCTATCTAAAGAAATTTCATAAAAGTTTTTATCGGATACTGGTCTATACTCAACATTAAATATAGAAGCGCTTACTGTACCGATACCTGCAATTTCTTGAAATAAGAAATTACCCTTAATGTCTATTGGATTACCACCAGAAATTTTTTCTACAAGAATATTTTTTGTTATAAAGTATGAGTTCGATGATGGAGTTAATGTAAATTCTTGTGGTTTAATAATTTCAATATCAGAACCATATAAAATTTTAAATAAAAGTTTATACGATTGATCAGTTCCTTTGGATGAATATAAATCTTTAATTTTGTATGATATATTTTCTATAGATAAATCTTTATAGAAATCTCTGGATTCAAATCCAGGTAAAAATTCATATTTAAATTTTTCAAAAAATTCTATTAAAAATAAATTACTTAAATTTTTAACAAAAGATCCAGAACTATGTTCTGAAGATTGAGTAGATGAAAATATTGCAAATTCAGGATTATCTAAAGCTTTTAAATTTTCAATTCCACTAAATCCTCTAATACAACCTTCAAATGAAGTATTAGTTTTTGAAGTATATGTGATAATTTCATCATTTATTTTTAAAAGTCCATATGTATCAGGCCAACCTTTAGTTGATGTTACATTTATAGTTTGATCAAAAGTTAAAATATTAGAAGTTAAAGTTGTTTTTTCTATTAAATCTATATTATTAAACTTTTTGCTGTTTTTATACTTAGTAATATTAGAAATAATATCAATAGATCCAGATTGATATTCTAATGATTTATAATACTGAGTAAGAAAATCTACAAGAAGGGGAGATTCATCAGATAAAAATTCTGGAATTTGAG